CTGTCACTAGTAGTATCACTTCCTGTTTTAGATGAATTTGTGTCTTCTGTTGTTTCATCGGTTGGTTCCCTTGTATCGTTTTTGAAGGGTAAGTTACTTACCTTTACCTCATTCATTATTGGTGCTGGTGCATTTGTGCTTAAATAGTTATTAGCTTGAGCAGCTTCCAAAGGTGTTGAAATATTTACTATATTAGAAATTGGTTCTTTTATATCCTCCTTAATAACGGCTACATTTGGGCTAACATTTGGCAGTGGATTTAAATGACTTTCTGATTTGTCACTGCCACCAGAGGAAACAGACGAAACGGATGAAACAGATGATTCATCACTTATATGACTAATTATAGATTCTTTTGTATCTTCATCTTTTTTTACGAAAAAACCAGATGGGTCAACTTTGACGATTTTAATGTTTTTATCTGCCATTTAATATTACTTAGATAAAAAAAATCCTATTTTTATACGAGTTTATTAGGAAAAATTTATTTGCATCATCTTAAATATGTAAAATATTATGACGGCGGCAGTTACCACAATTAAAGGCAATAAATATTTTTTATCTCTTGTTTTTTCTTCCAATCTTCTATGGAAAAATACTAAATATAATATAATTAAAAGTATGAAAACAATTATCGAATTTTGAACTGGTTTATTAATATCTAAGAAAGCAAATCCCTTCATTTTATTTTATATTATATTTTTTTTCGTATCTAAACATTATTCATAAAATTTTAGTATAATTATATAATAGATGAGAATCCAATTTATTAAATTAATTTCTATAATATTAATCACATTACTCTTCATATATTTTTCAACAATACAAGTAAAAGAAAATTTTATTACATGGTTTATACCATTCTATAATAAAGGAACAAGGGAATTAACTGAGAATACTCCTAAATATATAACTTCAAATTTAGAATATAATTATCTAGAATATGATTATCTCCAACAAGTTCGCTTTTATGTTCTCGAGAAAACATCTCAAGCTATCACAAACGCATACTATAAATTTTTATTTTCCAATATGGTTAAATCATTAAAAACTAAGAAATTCTTTGTTAACTACAATCCATCCAATGAATTCTTATTGAAGAAAGTTAATGAAGACAAAAATAATTTCGCAATTGTTAGTGCACCAATGTTAGTAGATAAAATGAGCAATGATTTAGAAAATGTTCAAAATGTAAATATAGTTATTGTCAGTAACTATCGTTTCATATTTTTCATTATAAATAAACAGTCACAAATATCTAAATTACTTGAAATGAATGGTAAAAGAATTAATGTTGGAGAAAAAGGTACTGATGATTATCTCTATGGACAAGATATTGTAAATAATCTCAAAATAAATAATGATCTTGAAATAAAGCCTTCTTATCTAAAAGAAGATGAATCATTTAAAAAATTGAAGAATGGTGAGATTGATGGTATGTTTTTTACAGACCTTTATCCTAGTGAAACACTCGATAAGTATATCCTTGAAGATTTGGAAAGAAATCTAATTTTAATACCACTTGACGATCTAAACAAAGAAGTTTTTAGACAAAGAAACATATTTGTGGAACCAGTATCTATTGACCAAAATGCTCTACCTGATAATTATCTCCCAGTGAAAGTCAAAGAATTAAAATATACTATTTTTAAACCCAATCTTAACACTTATAGATATCCTGACTTCATTGTCTGCAATAAATCAACTGAACCAAGAGTTTCTTTTGGAATTGTTAACTCTGTGGTCTCCAATTTAAATATTCTAAACAGCTCTCAATTTTACATTAAAAATGGATACAATTACTTAGCTTTTCCTGCTATAGCAAATAGCATGTATCTACCAATTCATATTGGAGCTAAAATATTTTATAGTAAAATTACAGTTAATACAGTGGAACCAAATGATATTTGTAAATATTATGTGGGTAATTCAAAATGTGATGCTGAAAAAATTGAAGGAGCTAAGATTGTGATGGGATTGGAAGATTTGGAATTCGATTAGTGAGATACCATAAAATATGCATTTACTGCAAGAGCTGCTGCACCCAATCCAATAAAAATATCATAGATAACTCTTGGTGTTGTGTTTTTTGCATATGCTATGTATAATAATAGAGGGGCAATAATTATGACGTGTAAATAATTCCAAAAAACTGTTTTTAATCCATGTGTATAGATACGATAGATGTGATATACTATAATAATAACTGCTAAAATGCCCATCAAATTATAAAACCAAGGTGATATTTTATTCCTTGCAATTCCAATGTAGAAAAACAAGGCTGCCACAATAAAAATGTGGAAAAGGAATAATAACTTAAAGTAAGAATATCCTAGAATATTTATCTTATTTATTTCCATTATTTTATAAAATATTATAAAAAATTATCTCAACATATAAAAAATTATTCGTTAAAGAAAACCCATTTTCGAGGTGTTCTAGCAATCTCAATGCTAAAATCAAAATTGTTCATTAAAACCTGTGTGAATATTTCTTTTAGAGATCTATCTGCTGTAACTCCTTGAACACTAATGTTCAAAGATTTCACATAAACAAATCCCTTATCTGTATATTTTCCATCTATAATGGATAATGTCGAGTATTTTTTTATCTCATTTACATCATCAATAAATTCATATATAAATCGAATAATTCCCCAGTAGCTTAATTTATCTATTTCTACTCCAGCAATGGATGCTCGAATAATAGCACTTCCTTTAAATGATATTTTGTGTAAATTGGGTTCATAACTACTCATATTGTGTCTTTCAAAATCACTTTCAACAGCGACTTTTTCAATATCATTTTCAATTTTAAGAATTTTAGTTTGTTTATCCATTTTTTGGATTGAATTTTTGATTTTTTGAGGACGCTTTATTGAATTTCCAAAATCAATAATAGCCTGTCTGTCGTAGAAGAAATCGAATATGTCCATTTATTTAAATAGCATATTACATTAAATAAAATCATTTTTTTTCGTTTTTATTTTTTAGTATGTTTTCCAATTTTTTCCTGTTATGATCAATGATTTTTGTGGTTTGTCGTATAGATGGAAAGGATCTCCCTTTTTTGAGAAATCTTATTAATTTTTCCAGTAAACGGTTTTTAACCTTACCAATTTTATAAACACACTTTTTTTCAACTTTATTGATCAACTCTGTAATAAAATCGTCATATTTTGTATAGACGTTATGGCATACATTATCAAATTTTTTTAAAGAAATATGTGGGGCTATTTTTTGAAATATATTATCATAGGAATCAATTAAAAAATCATCTCCTCCAATCCAAATATTTGTCTTACATTTTAATCTCAATATCTTGGTAATAAATGGATTGGACCATCCTCCAGATAGTCCCAATTTTATAAATCTTCCAATAATTTCATTTCCAGTCCCTGTTTTAAATGAATAAAGGATCCAATATCTAATAAATATATTAGAATTTCTATAGTAATACATTACAGGTTTTTCAAGATTCTTTAAAAAATTAAATTTAAGTAATTTTGGAGGTAATAAATATTTAAATAATATACCATTGAAGAAACCATATTTTCCAGATGTTTTGTATATACCAGGTATACTCAATAAGAAAAGCTCATTAATCAAATTTGGTTTCTTATTAGCCAAGTATAAACAAATTATTGCACCAAGAGAATGTCCAATTAAATTTACTTTTTTAATTTTAAGCTTATCTAGTACCTTCTCTAAAAATTGACAATACATATTACAAATTTTTTGTAAACTATCTTTCTTTATATCATAATTCAAATCATCACTTATACCAAAATTTGGTAATTCAACAGTAATACAATGATATTCTTTTGGAATTTTAGATATTAAATCGAAAAATGCTACACTGGAACTATAGGTTCCATGAACAAAGAATAAAGGTATTGATTTTTTATTTGAATTGCTCTCAATTATTAATACTTTTTTGTTATCAATTTCTATCCATTTTTTTTCAAATTTAAATTCATCAATAATTTCATATAAAATATCTTTTAATTGAACATCGTAATTTTTAATCTTATTGTAAAGTAAAAAATAAACAATGTAAATCATTATAATTAAAATAAATCCAATGGTACAAATAGTAAATAAACTTATGATTGTAATAAATAAAATTAAAATATTCTCCAATGTATCCAATATATACATTAGATTGAATAAGAATAATTTTTTTGTAAAAAATTGAAATTGTAATGATTTGATTCTAATACAAAATAAATGCACAATTGGTTAAATATTTTGGGAGCATTATCAGTCGCATTATTTACCATATTATTGCGTAATAACACTGATAATTTTACCAACAAGATTGATTATTGCGAATCAATGAATACTTTGATCTCAAAAATAAATTGCTCACATGATATTGTTCTAGATTCGATAAAGATTATTTCTTCAAATGAAGAACACGTAGAAAAGCTTAAAAAATACTCATTCTTATTGAACACTTTTTCAAATTATGAATTTTTCACTAATTTGGATAATAATAAAATTGGAGAAAAAATATCCAATCGAAAATTTGCAGTGAAATATTGGAAATATTTGAAGAATGAATTATTACCACATATAAATTGTGTTTTTCAAGGATCTAACCCTTCTATTGATAATTTTCCAATATTCAATCACTAAAATCTTCCCAGTGTTTATCTAGCTCTGCTTCTATGAAAAAATAATTTACTTTTTCTTCATCAAAAATATTACATAGCTTATCGTCAACAGTAAATTCCTTACCATCCCTTAGATTATTGAATTTAGTATAAGAAATTATTAGATTTATTGCTGTTTGTACGTTTATTATAAGAGCTCCTCTCTCATCATATATTAAATCATCTATAATTAAATCTTTTTCATAATCTTTCAAAAATAAGTAATTTTTTTCAATAAAATTTCTAAAATCCATACTAACTATTCTTTTCAATGGATTTTTAATAACACCTTCTTTAGTCATCATTCTTCTTGGTCTTATAAATATTTTATCATCACAGCTTGATGTTGAATAAATGGTTTCACTTGAAGAGTCCTCAATTTCGTATTCTAATTGAACAATTAATTTGTCCACTTTACTCTCTAAATTTTTTATAGTTTCTTCTTGTTCTTTTAATTTTCCAATAAATTCCCTTCTTAGTTCTTCAATCCTCTTGTTTATTTCTTCCATTTTTATAAACATATTCAATAATTTTTAAATCGTGAAAAGTTTGGTGAAGTACACCCATAAACCGATACCTACGAAACTCTTCGATATTAAATCCAACACGTTATAAGTAATATTCTTAGTTTTGATATCCATCTTATAAACTATTCCATACAATGACCAAATAATTAAGTAAAAGAAGAAGATACCATAATTAAATGCATTATATTTTGGTCTTACATATATCCAGTAAATCAAGAAATACATTAATCCAAAAGCTAAAAAACTAACTATAAATTGGACATTATTATTTTGAACAAGTTCACCTTTATAACCCATGTAGAGCATTA